GACATCTCCGGCCTCCTGCCCAAGAAGGTCGTGAAGATGGCCGTGCGCGTCGGCAAGCATTGAGCCCGGTCGACGACGACACCGAAGAGATTCTGGACTGGCTCGACAGCGGCCCCGGCGCCGGCCAGGTAGTCGCCGAGGGCCAGCCTGTTGCTTGGCGCTTGGCCTCGTTCTGGAGGCGTGATCTGGCGTTCCCGGAGGACCGCATCGCGCCCGGCATCAACAAGTGGGTCACCACGCGCACGCGGTTCCCGCCCTTCTGAAGAACCGGCGGGCAGTTGCCCACCCGCCGGCGGCCTTCCAGTTGACACAAGAGAACGACACGAGCTTTCGCCCGTGCCGTTAGTGTAGCTCAGACCGAGTGCTTTGTCAACGCTTCGGCAGGTAGAAAGCGGATTCATCCGCCTGCGCCGCTCGCCGCATCTGGTCCATGATCTCCTTGTACGTGCCCGCCTGCGTCTGCACCGTGCTCGCGCTGCGGCTCGGACCGAGGTTCATCATCTGCATGGCCTCGGGCACCGGTGCGGCCTCCGGAGCGGGCGGAGGACCGAACTTGGCGCGGGTCATGGTGACCGCGTCCTCAGGGTCCAGACCGCCTGTGACGAGCACGCAGAAGGCGTAGAAGGCGTCGTCGTTCTCGTAGACGTCAGACGCCTCTTCCTTCAGCCACGACTCCACCTCGTCGACGGCCTCCTCGACCTGGCGCTCTTCCGCCGCGCGGGCCTCGTACTCGAACTGATCGAGGCGAGACTTCAGCTCGTCGCGCTCGCGCTCGGCCTGACCGTACTTGCCCGTCCACTCGTCCTGCGACTTCTGGACCGACTGCGCGTACTCGTGCCGTAGGGTGTCGAGCGCAGCGTCGTGCGCTGCCTTCAGGCGGTCGATCTCCGCCTGCTTCTCAGCCATCGGGTCGCCGTCACCCGACAGCCAGCGCAGCGCACGCGCTTCGTTCTCGCGAATCGCGGCCTCGCGACGCTCCAGCTCCTTGCGCCGATACGCAGTCTCCTGGAACGCCTTGGTGAAGCCGCGCTCGAAGTTGCGGTACTTCGACTCGAAGCCGCGAACGAGGGAGTTACGGAGGCCGTCATCGCCGATCTTGCTGAACCAGTCAGACTTCGTCAGCGAATCAAGCTCACCGTTCCAGTCGAAGACGGACGGCGCGTCCTCGGCAGGCGCGGACTCGGACGCAGCGGCTACTCCGTCGTCACCGTTGTCGGTGATGACCTCGTCGGACGCGTCGTCCTGCGTTGCACTCTCTTCCTCATTCTCGGCGTAGAACATGTCTTCTCCTGGTTACTTCTTGCCCATCGAGGGCTCAGTCGGCAGCGGCGGCGGAGGGGCCATCATGCCCTCCTTCGCCATCTCCTTGCGGGCCATGACATCCTCGTTCGCGCCGAGGTTCTTCTCAAGCTGCATACGGAGGTTCATGTCCTTGGACAGCATGTCCGCGATCTCAGCCGGAGTCTTGCCCGCGAGCTTCGGCATCATCTGAGCCGCATCGAAGAGGGCCTGCGCCTTCTCCGGCGAGATGTCGAGCATGTCAGCGATGACCGTCACGTCCGAGGACATGTCGGTGCCGGTCCCGGACTCCATGCCTTCCGGCGAGCGCGACGACGCGGGCGCCATGCCCGTCTCCGGACCGCCGGGGCCACCAGCGGACATCCCGGCGCCGGCGAGGATCGCATCGATCTCGTCCATGACGGGCTTCAGGTCGCGCCGCGGGACCATCCCACCCTCGGGAACGGGGGCAGGCGCAGCGGCGGGCTTGTTCATCTCGGCCATGTTGTACCTCTAACTTGGTTTGGAGAAACCGGGAAGGTAAGACAGAGAGCGGCCCGGCCCGCTACTCATCTTCTGAACGCTCGAAGCCTCGGCCCGGCTCTGACATCTCAAAGGCCACGCCGAGGTGATTGCCCGCGATGAGGAGCCGCTTGTTCGGTACGGCACGACGCTCGCCCGTGTCGCGGTCCTCCACCACGATCATGTCCGTAGCGCCCAGCGCGCTCACCACCCGCAACTGGCGCGGGGACTGTGTTGCCGCCAGCCGCGCAGAGTCCAGCGTCTTCACGCTGCACCCGCGGGCGCCGCAGGCCGCGGCGACGGAGGCGCGACGTTGTGGCTGGCCGCCTTCGCGACCGCCTCCGCCTTCTTGGCGCTCTGCTCCACCTGCGCCTCGCGGACCATCTGGCCGTCCACGCCCGCCTTCTTCTGGCTCTCGAAGTGGCGCTGCCGCACGCCGTCCAAGCGCGCCTGCTTCTGCGACTGCGTCTCCGACGTCAACTCCACCCGGTGGCCGGGGAACCGCTGCTGGATCGTGGCCACCGCGCGGTCGTAGTCTTCCTTCGTCTCCGCCTTCCCGAGCACGCCCATGTCGATGGCCGTGAACGAGCCGTAGCCGTGACCGCGCACCGACGGTGCGATGCCATGGCTCCAGTCGACCTTCGTGGGGACCCCGCAGTCGTCGCAGGAGGGCATTTCCTCGATGCGAACGAACACGTCCGCCTTACCCCAACCACACGCAGGACACCTTACATCATGAATCGGCATGGGATTCCTTTAGCTTTAGCGAAAAGTTTATGCGACCGGCACGGGCGTCGGGCCCATCGCGGCCATGACGTCGGACGGCACGTTCTGGGTAGCCGCCTCGGTCGTCTCTGCGCCGGGCACTTCCTCGGGTGCGGGCGGCAGCGACGGGGCGCCCGGAGGCGCTGCGCCAGGACCGGCACCCGGCGGCAGGCCGCCAGCTCCGCCCATCATCTGCGCCATCATCATCATCTGCTGCGCCATGGCCTCCTGCTCCTCCAGCTCTTCCTTGGGGATGAGCAGCTTGGTGGACAGGCCGACGCCGGTGACAAGCTCCTCCAGGAGCGCGCGCTTGTTGATGTTCGGGTCCCGCGCGAGGATCGGGAACATCTTGAGCAGCGTCTCGGCCATGACCGAGGGGTTCTGACGGATGGGGTTGTAGGACACCATCGAGAAGTTGACGTCCACCTCGTGGATGTCGGCGAGAGAGACTTCGCTCCAGCCCTCGTGGCCGCTGACGGCGACGAGCTTGGGGTCCTTCATGTACCGCTTCGAGAGGAAGAAGCACTTCTCCGCCACGTCCTGAAGCGCGGTGTTGATGTGCCCCTCGCGCGTGGCGAGGCGCGTCCGCATCTGGGCGTCGATGATGGCCATCTCCGTGGCGGTGCGCGCTCCAGCAACTTGGCCGCGGGCCGCTTCGGCGAGCGCCGAGATGAACGCCGCGTCGCCCTCCTGCCGGGCGATGAAGTTCTCGACGCCGGCCGGCACCTGCGGCATGGGCATCTCGTAGAACAGCGTCGACAGCGTGCGGAGCCCCTCGGCATTGGTCGGGCTGATGGGCACGAACGAGCCCGTGGCCGCCTCGACCGCCTTGTTGAGGTCTTCCTCGGTGATGAGTTCGCTGTTGAACAGGATGCGCGGGATCATCAGGTAGACGATCTGCTTCATGTGCGTGAGCAGGTCGTTGATCGTCTCCTGCTGGTTCAGAACGAGCTGGACCTCGGAGAGGCCGAGGCAGTCGACCGCGCTCTGGTTCAGCGTGAACATCGAGTAGGGGATGTAGTCCAGCTCCTGCTCGAACACGACCGCGTCCGCCTGGCGGACGTAGTGGACGACCTTGTTCGTCTCGCGGTCGTAGTACTCCCAGACCGTCACCCACTCGAACGCGTCGCGAAGCTGCGACACGTCGCTGTTCTTGTAGGAGTCGGTGATCCACTTCGGGTAGCGGTCGGGCGTGACGTCCGCGATCTTCGGCGACTTGTAGAAGCCGTCGCGCACGCGGCGCTGGAACTCGGTCCACGGGATGACCGCAGCCTCCAGCCAGTAGCGGATGTCGTCGACGTCCCGCACCGTCTGGTCGAAGAAGATGGCGCCGGGCTCGATGACCCGCACGACAGGCTTGTCGCCTGCCATGTCCCAGCCGGTCTTGAACACGCCGCGCTTGCAGAGCACCGCGTCGATGAGCGCGGTGGCTGCGCGACGGCGCATGTTGTTGGCGTCGAACACGTACTCCATCAGGCCGTTGACGAGCGGGATCGCCTCCTGGCTCTGACGGTTGCGAGGGTTCGCGGCGACCTTCGGGTTGGGCCCGAGCAGCGCCGACACGGCGGTGTCCGCGATGGCGTAGATGAGGTTCTTGGAGCAGAGGAACGAGGGGATCGCGCCGTCGCTCAGGTTCACGTCGTTGCGGGAGGTGTAGAACTCGCCGCGGTAGTAGCGCCGCGCCTTGTCGAAGTTCTTCTTCTCCGTCCGTTCGTAGAATCGCCGGTGGCGGTCGATGAGATTGCTGAGGTTCATGTCCACTCCCGGGCGATGGGCTTGAATGGGTTGCGGGACGCCGCCCGCTCATGATGCTTGAAACGGTCGAGGTCTGCGATGGTAACGCGAGCTTCGTCGGCGGGCGCGTAGTTCTGCACGGTTGCAGGCGCTTCGTCGCTGGTGAAGCGGCGGCGCGACAGGATGTCGGCGGCCATGACGGCGGTGCGCGCCAAGTCGAAGTGATGCGTGGTGCCGTCGCTGTTGGCTGTCCGCTTTGTGCGGTTGCCGTCGTAGTTGATGAGCTGGTGGAGCAACGGCCGCGACCGGATGGTCAGTTCTTCATCGCGCAGCATGCGGACGAGGCGGGCCTCACCCTCCTGCACGCGCTTCTCGGTGGCGTACCAGCCGGGATGGTTGCGGTCGGTCCAAAGCAGGTTCCGGGCACCCTTGTCTTTCAGCATGGCGATACATGCCGCTGCGTTGGATTCGACCGCCAGGAGTGCCTGGTTGTAGAAACGCTGGAGGTTGAGCAGCCGCTCTGAGAAGCGGCCGGGGTCTTCGCGGCCTTCCCAGACTGCGACCTCGCGCCGCTCGGTGGCGTCCCACACGGTGACGGCGCTGTTGTCGCCGACACTTCCGAAGCCCGCGGGGTCGGCGCAGACGAGGTACGCGCGGCCCTGCACCGGGCGCTCCAGTAGGCTGGCCCCCTTCGGCGCGGGGTCCGGCGGCACGATGGAGTCCGCCAAGCTCTTCTTCAGCACGTCGACCGGCATGACCGGCGACCCGCTGCCCAGCCAGCCGTCGTACGGGTCCGACGGGTACTTGGACGTGAAGAGGCGCTCGTCGTTGCCCATTTCCGTCTGGAGCGACAGGCGGCGGAACGCGAGGTTGTGGAGGTCCATCCCCGGATGCCGCTTCATGTACTCAAGCTCGGTGTCGGTCGGCTTGAGCCCCGCAGGGTCAGAGCGGCAGGACGGGTCGAGCCACCACTCCAAGAACACCGGGTGGAATCGCCCCTTGCCCTCCAGGGCGTTGTGCCACATCGTCTCGTGGTGGCTGCCCGCAGAGCCCGGCGTCGACTCCAAGATGACGCGGGCGTTGGTGCGCTTGTTGACGGCCGGGAAGATGTTCGCGGCGGCCTTGCGCTGCCACTGCGCTTCACCGAACTCGGTGATGAGCAGGCGGTCGATGGAGCGACCGACGGCAGGACTGCGGCCACCAGCGGTCAGCACCTTGATGCCGCCGCCGTGGACGAAGTGAATTTGCGTCGTGCCGGGCTTGCGCCCGTCCTGCACCGGCACCTTCACGTCCGACGGCAGGCGACCGTAGGCGAACAGGATGCGCTCGAAGATGTCTTCGGCGGTGTCCTGCCGCTCGGCGATGAGCACGCCCTTCACGCCTTCAAGGTACATGCAGTCGCGGAGCAGGAGCATGACCGACGGCGTGGTGATCTTCGCCTGACGGAACTTGTCCGTGAGCACCCAGCGGTGGTCGGCGCACGCCTGCAAGAACTTCATCTGGATGTTCGTCGGTTCCAAGTAGCCGATGGATTCGTCTTCACGAACGATCTGGCACATGGACACGAACGCCCACGGGGTCGCGAACAGCGCGTTCACCTTCCCCAGGTGCAGGCCGGGGACCTGCGCGATCTTCGCGCCGCCCGGTAGACTTGTGGGTGCGGACAAGGTAGACTCCCTGACGTCTATGCTATCATGGTATGGGCTGGAGTGCGATATGGCGGAGAAGTTCATTCAGGAGGCGATCAAGCGCCCCGGCGCTCTGCGCGCGAAGATGGGCGCGAAGGAAGGCGAGACGATTCCCAAGGGGAAGATTCGCGCCAAGATCTCCGCGCTTCAGAAGGAAGGCGAGGGCGACAAGAAGCTCTCCGCCGCCAAGCGCACCCTCCTCAAGCAGCTCGTGCTCGCTCGCACGCTCGGGGAGATGAAGTGATCGGCACCGACGTACAGAACACCACGCTGCCCGACAAGCGCGGCGCCAAGGCGTCCGAGGGCAAGCGCCGCGAGATGATCAAGGCGATCATCATGAAGCGCGTCAAGCGGGAGTCCGGCACCAATGGCTGACGGCAAGTACGGTCGCATCAACTTCAAGCCGCCGGAGTCTGTCGCCGCTGCTGCGGTACGAGGGCTGATGCTCCGTCGTCAGCAGTCGAAGTCGCAGAAGGCGGGCCTCGATCCCAAGCAGGCCGCCGCGCAGGGAATCGGCTCTGGCGTCCAGCGCGCCGTGAACCTGAAGAACCGCTCCGAGATGAGCCCGTCTACCGTGAAGCGGATGAAGGCGTACTTCGACCGCCACGCGAGCAACTACCAGCTCGACCCAGGCAAGAGCCCCAAGGAAGACAAGGGGTACGTCGCCGGCCTCCTGTGGGGCGGAGACGCTGGTCGAGGTTGGGCGAACAAGGTGGTCCGCCAGATGGAGGCGGCCGACAAGCGAGGGAAGTGATGGACCGCCGCGAAACCCTGAAGCAGGTCTACTCCAACCCCGGTCTGCGGGAGCGCATCAAGAAGCGTGTCCTCGCGGGCAGCAAAGGCGGGCGCCCCGGCCAGTGGTCCGCCCGCAAGGCGCAGATGGTCGCGCAGCAGTACAAGAAGGCGGGAGGCGGCTACAAGAGCGGCCCGAGCGCGAAGCAGAAGAGCCTGAAGCGCTGGACCAAGCAGGAGTGGCGCACGCCCTCCGGCAAGCCCAGCGTTCAGGGGCCCAAGGCGACCGGCGAGGTCTATGCGCCCAAGCGCGCCATCGAGAAGCTGCGTTCCTCCCCTGGCGGCATGCAGAAGCTCGCCGCTGCTACCCGCGCAAAGCGCGAGGCGACGGGCAAGGGAGAGCAGTTCGCGCGCCACGGATTGAACAAGGGCAGGAACCGTTAGCCTAAGGCATACGGGGGCCCTCCACTCTCGGCGGCATCTTTTTCTATCACGGCCTTGCGCGAGTGCAACATGCCGTGCTACTTTTCTTGAGCACCCCTCGATGTTGTTCCGGGTAGCCCGAAAGGGTCCGTAGCTCGCGAGCGGGCAGGCGAAGCACGAACCTCAACGTTCCTTCGACCAGCCGGTCGGAGTCGCTTTTTGCGCCTGCCCCCGGCTATGGAGTGCAAGATGGCAATCTCTACCGAAATCCTCAATACCACGTTCGCGGACCTCCGCGGGCCCCTCATCAACTCGTTCATCCGCTCCAACGAGCTGCTCGACGCGCTCATGAGCAAGGCGCGCATGCCCTCTGAGGGTGGCAGCCTCATCGAGCGTTCCTTCGCCGGTGGCGCCCCCGCCCGCGGCGTTGGCGTGTTCGTCGGCGACGAGCTTCTCAACATGACGCGCCGTCAGCAGACCAAGCGCTTCCAGGTTGAGCCGCACCGTATCGTCGCGGCGATCAACATCCCCAAGAAGGAGCTGCTCTTCAACAGCGGCAAGCTCGCGGTCATCCGCCTCATCGAGGAGTACCCGCAGACCACGCTTGAGGGCGCCAAGGCCGACCTCAACAGCTTCCTCCTCACCGGCGTGTCCCGTGGCCTGGTCTTCCAGACTGCCGACCTCGCTGGCTTCCTGAGCATGAACGGCGACTTCGCCGCTGGCTCCGGCACCGGCGTGACCAACGGCCTCCTGGACTTCGCCACCCCGGCGACCCAGAACCAGTCGGTCCAGAACGTCACGAAGTCCTCGTCGTACTACCACTTCAACCAGTACGGCGCGATCACCTCGTGGGCCACCGACGGGCTCCCCACGCTCCGCAAGACCTACCGCCAGTGCGCTCACTACGCCGGCGGCATGGGCAAGGGGCCGGACCTCGTCATCATGGACGACGGCACCTACACGAACTTCGAGGACAGCCGCCTGTCCCTCGTGCGCGTGGCCCTCGTCGAGGACAAGACCGAGAAGACGAACACTCTCGGCCTTGAGCTGGGCGTCGCCAAGGTCTACTCGTCCATCGACCTCAACCCGTCCGGTGGCGGCTTCGTGACCGCGAACGCCCTCAACGGCGTCACCTACATCCTGAACACGGACTTCATCGAGATGCCCCTCATGGAGGCCCCGTCCATCACGCCGTTCACCGAGCGTGTGGGCGACCAGGACGTGGTCACCGCCATCTTCTCGATGCAGGGCAACCTCATCTGCACGAAGACCCCGGCGCAGGGCTGCGTCTCCGGCGGCGCGGTCTAATCACCGCGACGAGGTCTACCTCAACAACTTCAAGGAGATACCAACATGTCCTTCGCAAACAATCAGGTCTTTGGTGATGACATCACCGTCACCTACGGCTCCGCTGTCTACCCCCTCGGCACCGAGCGCCTTGTGCTCGGCGCCCAGACGGGCGTCGGCGACCAGGTGTGGGTGTTCGTGTACAACAGCTCGGGTGGCTCCATCGCCGCCAACACCCTCGTCCGTCACGCCACCACCTCGGCGAACGGCACGGTGTCTGCGGCCACCACCGGCCTCAACCCGTCCTACCTCGTCGGCGTGGTTCAGGGTTCCGCTCTCCCGGGCGTCACCACGACCTCCTCGACCGGTCAGGTGCTCTCGGGCCCCTACGGCTGGGTTCTGAAGCGCGGCGTCGGCACCGTTCTCACGGGCGCCGGCTACGCTCAGGACCAGGGCCTCATCAGCTCGGCGGCCACCAACGGCGCGGCCGACTCCACGGCGACCTCCACGACCGCTACCTTCGGGTACGGCCTCGGGGCGGCCGCGGGTGGCGCGGCGCAGGTCTACCTCAGCATCATCTAAGGTAGCAACCTCGCTTAGGCGAGAATAGGAGGCGGGCATGGACACATCTCTCGGTGCGCTTCGTGCCCGCCTCTTCAACTTCCGTGCATGGGACAGCACGGGACCGACGCTGGACGGCCGCATCAAGCAGGCCATGAACACGGCGCTGGACCGCATCGCGGGCGATGTGCCCGAGGCGGTCGTCCCTGACAACGAGCACGTTGTCCTGTTGAAGGATGTTGTAGGCGACGACGCCTCCATCCAAGCAAAGCTGGCGGTGACCGCCGACTCGAAGGTGCTCCAGTTCGTTACGCCCTCGGGCGCGCCGATCCTGTCGACGTACGCGTGGGTGCCGGACATCACCGGCACGTTCGACGGCACCATGCACTTCGAGGTGGTCGACACCAACGGGCAGCTTCATCGTCGGCAGTCGCGTGAGTTCTTCGTGACCACGGACCTGCTCGGCAACATCACCGGCTACTTCGTGTCCATCGACCGTCCGTGGACCGTCGGCGGGACGGCCATGTCGTTCCGCATGCACCAGCCGGAGTTCTTCGTCACCGACGACATCATGCGTGTCCTTGAACCGGGCCGCATCTTCGACGAGACGCGGCAGCAGGTGTGGGCCATCGACACCGGCGGGGCCTCGCGGCAGGACATGGTCGACTTCCGCGGCGAGGACACGGGCTACCCGTTCCGCATGTGGCGCGGTCGTCACTTCCAGCTCCCCGCGCCCACGCAGGCCCCGACGCTGCTCCTCGATGACAAGGAGCCGTGGGTCGGTCCGGAATGGGAGGGCACCTTCCGCTTCTGCTACACGTACGTCTGGGGGCGCCGCGACCCGGAGTGGACCACCGCTCCGAGTGGCATCCGCGACCCGGTCTGGGAGTCTGCGCCGTCGCCCATCAGCGCGTCGGTGTCGCACACCACGACCCCCGGTGCAGTCATCGACATCACCGGCGCGAACATCGACGCCATGATGGACTTCGGGGAGACGGGCACGCTGCGCTACGGCAAGAGCGGGATGCGGATTCGCATCTACGTCGCCCGTGACGCGCTGCTGACCTCCTCGTCGTACGGTGCCGGGTTCGACCGGGTGGAGTCCAACGGCAAGTTCTACTTGCTGGCGGAGATCGAGCCCACCACGGGCACGTACACCTGGACGGGCGCGGCCATCCCCGACTACCAGCGCGAGCTGAAGCACAGCACCGGCTACTACGCCTACCAGGTGTTCCCGCATCAAGACCAGCGCTACGAGATGGACCTGCGCGTGCAGCGGCTGCCGAAGGCGCTGGTCGCCGACCAGGACACCGTGCCCATCCAGCGCGACGCGGTCATGTCCTACATCGAGCTGTGCCTGTACTACATCAGCTTGCTTGATGGTGTCGACCAGACCGGCGCGAACATCCATCTTCAGCGCTACAGCGAACTCGCGCGGCACTTCCGCAAGCGGTACGCCAATCCCGGCGGCGCCGTCGACCCCATGCCCATCACCGGCTTCACGGCAAGGTTCCGGTTCGGACGGTTCAGGGACACGACCTGACGCCTCGTGTTATACCTTAGCGGCAACCCGAGGAGAACCTCATGTCCCTGACGAACTTCTTCCCCCGCCCTCAGCTTGGCGATGTCTTCGTGCGCCGCAACCTCAACGGCAACGAGGAGGAGGCGATGATCCTGTCCGTGCAGTACAGCACGAGGGCGGGCTCGCTGTGGCAGGCCACGATGAACACCAAGAACGGCATCGAGTTTGTGACCGGCGACGCCGAGCACCGCAACGTCTTCGACTGGCGCCCG